GTTTGGCGATTCTTTTTTACACCAGAAGGAGCACCTGCGTTAGGAATGTGCACCTTGTGATTTGAAACGTAAACTGAATCGTCTACTGATTTTTCGGCAAATGAGTTCGAAGGATAGAAGTTTTCAACCAGCGCCTGTTGCCAAATTTCTCTGTTTAATGCCATTGTAATTTTGTTTTAATTTAAACCAATAAATAAGTAAATAATAAGTAAATGTAGGTGAGATGATATTACAGAGGATTTTACTCCTTATAATCAATTCCAAACTTCTCTTTGTACTTCGCTTTGAAAGTTTCGAGAGAAGCTGCACGAAGGGTTGCAAGTTCGCCTGCTTGGTCGAGTTCGTCCCAGGTCTTATTAGCGATATTTTCTGCACCCTTGTTCTCAGGAGAAAAGACAGAAGAAGCCTTTACGAAAGGGTTTGCTTTCATTGAGTTAATCAATGCTTCTGTGTTCTTTCTATCACTGTTCATGAGATTTGTAAAGCTTTCTTTTTGCTCGTTGGTAATTTTACCTTCTGCAATAGCTTTATCAATGAAAGATGTAATTTCTTTCTGCTCCAACACAGCTAACTTCTCTTTGTAGGTATTAACTGCATTCTCAAGTGCTTCAACTTTAGTTGCTGCGTTCTCAAGCTCATTGATATGAGCTAAAATTGCGTTGTCGTCTGCCAAATTTTCAAATGATGCAACGCTCTTTAAGTGATCTTTTAATGTCATTTTATTGTCATTTAAAGGCTGCTCAAGCCTGTTGTTAAAGTAATTGTATATTTCCTCGGTTGTAGATGCTTTTACATCTTCACCTTTCATATCGTAAATGCCATCTATTAGCTTCATTTCTAAAGCTTCTTGTGCGCTAATCCAGTGGTCCTTCTCATCAAAGTATTTAGCCACAATCTCTTCTTTGTTTTGTCCTAAACGTCCTGCAATCATTGATGCAAGATCATTCTGTAAACTTTCAACTAGGGTTGCAGTTTCTCGAAGTTCTGATGCTTTACCATAAGCACCAGCACTAACAGCGTGAAGCATCAATTTTGCGTAAGGCGACATGTACAGTGGCTTTCCACACAAAGCAATGATGCCTGCAATACTTGCAGCAACGCCATCTATATACATTGTTATATTAGCTTTACTGTTTCTTAAAGCATTGAAAATCGCCATGCCTGAAAATACATCGCCACCAGTACTATTGATGCGCACATCAATCTTGTTGTACATCTTCTCTAAAGCAAGGAGTTCTGATACAACTCTCTCTGAGTCGACTTGCTGATTTGCACCGACATTTCCATACAAAAGAATTGCGACTTCTCCATCACCTGGGATGGTGTTAAAAATGCTACTATTTGCCATTTTCGTTTGTAAATTTTTTGCAAATATAAAGAGCACTTTTCGATAAAAAAAACGGCTTTTACATGATTGCGCCACGTTTGTATATCATTGCAAATCAAATAGATACAATAAATAAAGCGTTTTTATTTCAGTAAAAAATATATGAACTTTGCACTACACATTATTAAAAGAATTACAATGGCAAAAGAAAGCACAATAAACAAGAAAAGCATTGCGCAATCGCTATATCTTGATGGCAATTATACGCAAGAAGAAATAGCGGAGAAAGTAGGTTGTTCTGCAAAAACTATCTACAGATGGATAAAGCTAGAAAAGTGGCAAGAACTAAAAGCGTCGAGGACGATTACACCTGAGCAGATCATTTCGCAATGGAGTAATCAAATTGTCGAAATTAATAACAATATCAGCTCACGACCCGTTGGTGAACGATTCGCAACAACGCAAGAAGCAGATGCACTTGCGAAGATTGCAGGTGCTATTAAGAAATTAGAATCAGACATTGGAGTGCCTGATTGTGTGTCTGTAGCGATGCGCTTTCTTTCATGGCTAAGACCTATCGACATTGACAAAGCAAAAGAGTTCAACAACTTGTTTGATGCTTTCATTAAAGACCAAGCAAATAACAAAAAATAAATATGGTAAAATGGACAGACAAGCAAGCTCTTGCGATTTGGGAAAAATACAACAAAGGACTTGCAAAAAACATAGACATAGACGAATCTCTATCTCGCTACGACATTGATAAAATGCGTGAGAGATTGGAAAAAGACCCAGTAGAGTGGATAAAATACTTCTTCCCAAGTTACGCAAAATACGAATTTGCACCCTTTCACATCAAAGCAATAAAACGCCTTATTGCCAACGATGAATGGTACGAAGTTCTCTCATGGTCTAGAGAGCTAGCAAAGTCAACTGTTGTAATGTTCGTGTTAATGTATCTCACATTAACTAAGCGCAAGAAGTTTGTTGCTCTTGCAAGTGCCACAATTGATGCTGCAGAGCGTTTATTGACACCTTACAGAATCAACTTTGAGAACAATCCAAGAATACAACAGTTTTACGGAAAGCAACCAGTTTTTGGACAATGGACAGACAGAGAATTCACTTGTACTTGCGGTGCTAAATTCATTGCCATTGGTGCAGGTTCTGCTCCTCGTGGTATGCGTAATGAAGCAGTTCGTCCTGATGTTATCTACATGGACGACTACGACACTGACGAAGACTGCAGAAATCCTGTAACGCTTAATAAGAAGTGGGATTGGATGGAAAAAGCACTTTACCCTACACGTTCTATTTCTGAACCTACTTTGGTTATATGGTGTGGTAATATCATTGCTAAAGACTGTTGTATTACACGTGCTGGAAAACTTGCAAATAGTTGGGATGTCGTGAATATTCGTGACAAAAACGGCAAAAGCACGTGGCCTGCAAAGAACACAGAAGAGCATATAGATATGGCGTTATCCAAGATTAGCACCAAAGCGCAGCAGGGAGAGTACTTCAACAACCCTGTATCAGAAGGAAAGATTTTCAAGAATCTTACATATGGCAAAGTTCCATCATTAAAAAAGTTTCAATTCCTTATTGGCTATGGAGACCCTGCCTATTCAGACTCAAAAAAGAAAGGCAGTTCTACCAAAGCCTTGTGGCTCATTGGTAAACTAAAAGGCGTGTATTACGTCATAAAAGGCTTTTTAGCCCACGAAACAAACGCCAACTTTATAGGTTGGTATTTTGAACTCGACAAGTATGTCGCAAAGAAGACCAACGTTTATTGGTATATCGAAAATAATAAGCTACAAGACCCTTTTTATCAACAGGTTTTTAAACCGCTACTTCGTGATGAATGTGCAAAGCGCAAAACGCAGTTGTTTATTCGTGAAGACACACGAAAAAAGACAGACAAAGCAACACGTATAGAGGCAAATCTTGAGCCTTTAGATAGGCTAGGAAACATCATCTTCAATGAAGAAGAAAAGGACAATCCACACATGCAAGAGCTCAGAAACCAATTTAAACTCTTCGAACTTTCACTTCCTTATCCTGCAGACGGATGCGACGCTGTAGAAGGTGGCGTTACAATGACAGACACTAAGACGAACGAACTCGAACCAGTTTACACAATTGGCTACAACGAACTGAACGAAAATAACCCTTATACATTTTAAGTTATGCAAAACTTTATATCACTTGAAGATTACGATGCTTCAATCCATCGTGAAATCCTAGATAGCCTTTTAAGACAAGGCACCTCTGATTATGATCCACAAATCATAGAGATTTGTGAGGATAGAGCTATCTCTGAAATGAAAAGCTATCTTAATAAAAAATATGATTGCCAGGCTATCTTTTCACAGACAGGCGCAGAGAGACATCCTCTCATTTTGATGTTTGCGCTAGATATTGCGATTTACCATATTTTTTGCCAGCACAACCCCTACAAGATGTCTAAAATCAGGGAAGATAGATACGAACGTGCAACGACCTGGCTTAAAGGCGTTATGAAAGGCGACATTACAGTTGAAGGAGCACCTTTGCTACCTTCTGATGCAATTTCGGACAACTCGAATTGGCAGATAAAAAGCGAAGAAGTTAGACCAGTATTTGATTAATCAGTTATGAAAAAGAATAAAAATAAAATTGTACAAGGTGGTTACATATCACAACCAGGATTAAGACAA